CATCCTTGCCATCCTTGCCACCACTTACAGTATGATCAAGACAAATAATATCATCAATTTCACAATCACTTCCGGAGCCATCATCACCGTTGTTATGACCATCACTTGTATAAGATGACCGCGAAGAACATGAACCGGATGTGAAGGAGTCATTGCTATCACTATCATTGCCGAAATGAGAATCTTTGTTTAATACAATACAATCTACTTCTTCAATTATATTTTCATTATCTCTAACTATATCATCTAATTTTAATATTAATAAATCTTCGTCGCCTGGTAGTTCTGATGGTTCGGATGGTTCGGTTTCTTTACTATCAATATTATCAGAAGAAGTATTAAATATAGAACTCAATTCATTGTTCACTTTATCAAACTCATCGTGAACAACTATAGTTGACTCGTCTATCGTTTCGTTTGTTTCAATAGTAATTTTTTCTTTTTTGTTCCTTGTATTTTTTTGTTGTCTATGCGCGTAGTTTGAATGAGTACTATCTTCGTCATTATTGACATACTCGTTATGATTGTCATCGTCATCGGAGAATTCAATATCTTCAACTTCAAAAAGAATATTTTTATTCTTATTAAAATAAGGATTTTTATCCAAACATTCTATATCATCAATTACGTTGTAATAAAAATCTTTTTTAATAGCATTGAATGAACCGTAGAAATTAAGACCATGAATAAAGTCATGACAGTTTAAAATTTGACTCGATAAATATGAAAAAAAAGCATCAACATATGATGCATTATTTTTATCATTTGCTTTTAATAGCCCCTTTCTCTCAAGTTTTGATAGCACAGGAATATCTAAAATGTCGCCATTTACATTTAAACTTTCATATTTTCCCAACATATATTTAACAGGATCAATTAAAGGAGAAAATTTAATAAAAATAGGTTTATGAAGAATTGTTAAAGATTCGGAAGTACTTTTAAAAGCATCTACAACGGCAGCTTGTATATTATTTTTATCAACGACGCCTGATAAAGCCGATACATAAAAACGCTGGTTCAAATTTATAGAATTATAGTTTGTCTCGTTTAAATTAAAATAGTTTTCATAAACAGGCATATAGTTTTTACTATTTACTATACCGAGTTCCGATTCTTCTAAAGAAGCAAAAAAATCACGATTGTTGAGTTTTCTATAGTTTAAAGAAAATGTACTTTCTCCAAAAATAGGCTGGTCGTCGCAAATCTCCATCGTCGATTACTTAATTAATTAAATACATATTTTTATTACTTTTTAAACTAATAAAAATACTAAATATGCGACTAAATACTAAATATGCGTTTTAAAATTATATGCGTTTGTAAATTATATATTTTTTAATATATAGTATAAATAAGTAAATATATATAAAATATACAACAATGAGCGTAGGTTTAGAATTAGCAAAGTTTGATATGAGGTCAATTAGTTTTAGACCCGATGAAAATAAAGGACCCGTTATTGTTCTTATCGGACGACGTGATACCGGTAAAAGTTTTTTAGTAAAAGACTTAATGTATTATCATCAAGATATCCCCATCGGTACTGTTATATCCGGCACAGAAGCAGGGAACGGGTTTTTCGGAGAGCATGTTCCTAAATTATTTATTCATGATGCTTATAATACGGCAATTATTGAAAATATTTTAAAACGCCAAAAAGCCGTATTAAAACAGATGAAAAAAGAGATAGAGTCGTATAAAAGAAGCACAATTGACCCGCGAACATTTGTGGTATTGGATGACTGTCTTTTCGATAACAAGTGGACCAAAGATGTCATGATGCGTTTACTTTTTATGAACGGTCGTCACTGGAAAATCATGTTGGTAATTACGATGCAGTATCCTCTAGGTATTCCTCCCAATTTGCGAACTAATATTGACTATGTTTTTATTTTACGTGAGCCATATATTGGGAATCGTAAAAGAATCTATGAGAACTACGCCGGTATGTTTCCGACATTTGAAAGTTTTTGCCAGGTTATGGACCAGTGTACCGAAAACTACGAATGTTTAGTAATTAATAATAATGCAAAATCGAATAAATTACACGACCAGATATTTTGGTATAAGGCGCAAACACATGGTCCGTTTAAATTGGGGGCAAAAGAATTCTGGGAAATGTCGAAAGATATTCACTCGGATGATGAGGAAGAACAATACGACCCTGCAAATATTAAACGCAAAGGTCAAGGTCCGAAAATCAAGGTGAATAAAAATAAGTGGTAGTAATTGATGATGGTAGTGGTGGCGATGGTGGTGGTTGTAATTTTAAAATAACGAAAACATAGTATTTATAATTTTATGTGAAGCTTGATTTAAAGACTTAGTAGATTTCTCTGAATCATCGCTTTCGTGATAAGTAACTCCTAATGTTACACATGGTATACTAAAATAATTTGAAAGCAAAAATGTTATATAAATACTTTCCGGACCTGTCAATATTTTATTAACATTACTTGCTTGAGGTGTGTTAGATGTATTCGACATTATTAAGTGATTTAATTTTTTATTATTAGAATTTGTATAATTATTTATGGTAATAGTATCCTTGATTAGATATTTTGTTTTTTTATATATGTCGGTGCATTCAATATAATTCGGAAATTCAGAATTGTATTTATAATTTTTAAAATCATTATGTATAACACATGAAGTCATGTGAAAAATATGTTCGGATTTAAAATAGTTGCTAGTTATAATAGATAAATCAATAATACACGATGGTTTAATTTCGGTAATAACATTTTTTAGTTTTTCTATCATAGATTTCTTATTCTTGTATTTACTAAAACTACCTCTCGTCAAAAAATAATAATTATCATCATATACGTATATAACACCATTTAACAATTTCATTTTTACAGAATATTCTTTCATCATCCCAAGCGTAAACCGAATATTATTTTCAATATTTAAATTATCTATTATTATAAAAGCATTTTTAATAGTTAAAGATACAGTAGCGTTGTTAAATTTACTATGAAATGGTTTCTGGTCTTTTAATAAATCTAATATCCACGTATTCTCTGATAACTTTGCAGGAGTATGTGTAAAAATACTATTTATCCAATAATAATCTTTTCCATTTATTTTTGTAGGAGATGTTATTATAAGATGTTCAACACCTAATACATCTACCGAGTATTTTACATTATTAATAACTAGTTGTATACAAGTATATACTGGTTTTCCTGTATCGTTTTCAAAATAATAATGATAACCATTTGGCGTTTTTTCACAAACAGTATCTTTTGGAATTTTATCAATTAAAAAATCGGCACTTGCGAGACTTTTCTTTGTATCAAAATCTAAAACTACATATTTGTCATTAATCATACCAATTGCGTTTTTATTTTTAAATTCGATATGTTTCGTATTTTTTAATTTTGTAAAATTCATTATATGTTTTTTTTTAAACTCTTCAAAATATAAAATATTATAATTTTTAACATTTACTCCCATATCTTGTAATTTATAAAAATCGGTTTTTAACCTATACATATATAATGCATTAGATATCGCCCTATATAAGAAATAAATGCATATAATAATAGCAGCTATAATGAATAATAAACAAACCAAGTTAATAAATACATTATCGCTATTAAATGATTTAAAATAATTACTTACTACATATTGTTTTACCTTTTTATTCATGCCAATTAAAAAACAAATATTATATATTAGTGACATATAATATTTAACATATAATATTTAATAGGTAAAATGTTTATTTCATGTTAGTTTCATCTTAATTCTCGAAATGTGTCAGTTTTGACAAACCATGGTCGCTGTTTTTATCAAGAACAACATTCTCGGCTTCAAACATGCTCTTCTTAATATCGTCAATAGTAGAATCCTCATCCAAGCCATCAAAGTTCGCAGCATTTGAAATACCAACCAACTCCCCATCCGCATTAATGGTCTGAGTAAGTTTATTGCCAGACTCCTCCGCCTTCTTCATATTCTCTTCGATCGCCTTCTGCCTAGCTTCGCGCACACGTTTATCGAATTCCTGTTTTGCAGTCTCTTCATTCTTCTTTTTATCGGACATAAGTTGATTGAGAGTCTCCTCCATGTACTCGACGCGTCCCGTCTTGTATGCCTCTGGATGAAAAGGAACCCACATACCAACTTGTCCTACATAAATATCGTGATTGGGGTCGACCTCGCGCAACAATTTACAGCGAAGTTCTGCCTCGCCTTGTGTAGCAAAAACGCCGCGCACTTTGATGCCTCTTGTAGATGTTTGGAATCCGTGTTTTTCGCCGAATTTCTGCTCAAGTTCGTCTTCATTATTATCCAAAAATGTTTTATAGTCGTCGCTAATTAGAGTGCCAGATGTTGCGCGAATCGCCTCGCCTTCTTCCTTTGTAAACTCCTGGAAGTCCGCAGTAAGTTTTTCGAAAGAAAGAGAATACTTAAATGATACAAAGTTGAGAAACTGGGTAAATTTTTCCATTGACTTTTTGTAATCCCACTGCTTCACAAACTCTTCGAACAAAAACTGCTCCTTTTGTTTGATAATATGCTCCGGGGAAACGAATGAAAGACATACGAATTTTTGCCCAGCGATTGGTTTATCTTCTTCCAATAAGTCGACATATTTTGTATTTTCTTTTCCATCGGGTAAATATTTAGGAGTAACTCCCTTTGGCAAACTATTTGATTCAGACATTATATTATATAATTAAATAATTATTTTAAGTAAGTTTACCATTTATTAATTTATACATTTATAAATTGTACGCTTACTTATTTATTAATTTTAATAAACTAATAAAATAATATTTTTTTCTACATTATATTTATAATGTACGGAACACTTGACTTTAGTGAGCTTTTTAAGCGCTTTATTAAGTATATTATCGAAGGTCTTTGTGTCGCGATAGTTGCTTACTCTATACCATCACGCTCTCTTAAATTAGATGAAATTGCGTTGATTTCTCTTGTAGCAGCCGCCACCTTCGCCATTTTGGATGTTTATGTCCCCACTTTAGCTGTTTCTGCTAGAACAGGTGCTGGTTTCGGTATTGGTGCTAACCTTGTTGGTTTCCCCACTCCTCTCAAACTTTAAACACTTGAAGATATAAAATTTTAAATTTTTAAATTAAAGCGTTTATTTAGAGACTATATGGATAATATTTACTATTTACATTTTATTATGTAAATAATAAATAATCGTTACTTACTTTATAGAAGGTTATTTTTTTAATTATATAAATATGAGTGATAGTCAGGGTAGTGAGGATAGTGATGATATGGGTAGTCATGATACACCTTTATATCTATCACCAGAACCAGAACCTACCGTAACACTAGCAAAAATATTTATTTCACATGATGCTAAAAGTAAATACGTATGGACTGGAAAAGAACCAGTAGTTGGAGATCAATTATTTGTTTATGCTTATATAGGCGATGCGATATATAGTAGTTATATGCCAAGAATATATCTTGATAAACCTGATTATCTTGATTTTACAAAAATGCATTCGGGTCCATATGATACATTTAAAGGTGTATCTTATTTGCATAGTAAAGATGGTTCTATTATATTACCGTTAATGCAAGGAGCTCATCTTCATAGTCGACCAGAACAAAGTAATTGTAGAATTTATCAAGATAACGATACGACTACATTTTGGTATAAACTTTGTGATGATTGTTATGGACATGATAGAGTAATTTCTACTATTGTTCATGATAGTATTAGACCTATTCGTCTTTCAGAAATAGGAAATCCTTGTAGTATAGATAAAAAATACACACCTTTTTGTGGATATCTCCCAGGCGAGTGTTTATTTTTATTTAAAAGAGAATGTAATCAAACATATAAACCTTTAAAAGGTAATACTTTAAAAGGTATTTCAAAAAATACTAAAAAAAGAAACTTGTCGAGGTCGTTACGCAGGGGCGGCGGCAAAACTCGTCGAAAGTTTAAAGTAAAAAAGCGACGAAATAGAAGAATAAGAAATACGATGAAACGAAGAAAAACTGCATTGAAACGAAGAAAGTGACGAAAGTAAGTCTAATAAAATAATAAAATAATAAAATAATAAAATATTTTGTTATTTTATAATGAAGTTAAGTAGGCGTGGAAAACGTACAAAATGCACCAAACGCACAAAACGCACAAAAAATATTAAGTGTAGGAGAAATACAAAACGCCATCTTAATAAATATAAGCGTAAAAATACATATCGCAAACATTCTCACAAACTTAGAAAAAATAAGAGGGTTATGAGAGGTGGGGTGGAAAATGTTACATTGGAATATACAACAAGCGACAGTTTTAGTAAGTTTAAAAATTTGTTTGGTAGTTTACAAAAAGGTACTTTTACTGTTGAATTAACGTTTCATGGTAGTCTCATTTCTGAAACAAGTAAAGGTAATGAAACCATGAAAAGTACTCTTGACCATGCTGTTAAAATGGTTAATCATCAGGTTAATAGTATTAATAGTACACAAACATTTCAATCTTATTTTATTCCAGAAACACCAGATGTATATAATTTTACTCTAATTATGAAAAAAGATGATAAAGAATTTGAAGTAAAATTTGTAGTAAAAGTAAAAAAATATAATTTTCGTTTATTTAAAATAAAAAATCCTGAATCATATGGTATTGATTTTACATTTACTAATGGTCCAAAACCAGTAGTTTTAGGCGATAATAACGATTATGGTAATGAAGATAAGAATGAGTATAATGGTATTACATATTCTTCGGGTGCTAATCCAACCACTTTTAATAATTACGAAATAATGAATAATAATCCTCAGCCTTTTACGATTGTACCAACAGGTCAACCAGAAAAAAAATATATGTTTCGTATAGAATATGTACATGGACATAAAGAAAATAATAGTTTTTTTTCGAGTATATGTAGCAAAATGATAGAAAACATACTCAAAAATTATAAAGTAAAACTGTTAGCTGTTTTAAATCAATCACTACAACAACAAACACCACAACATATTGCACCCGAAGTTAATGATAACACTAAGTTAGCCGCCAGTAATACTGTTTCAATAGAAGAAGAAGTATCTAATGATGAATAGTAACAACAACAACAACCACCACCACAACAACAACCTACTGCGTCGGGATAAAGACCCAGTTCAACTCCTCGCAAATTTTCTTCCATATATCATCCTGTTCTATCCTCTTCTCTTTATCTTTCAACATCGGAAAATAAGAAAGAAATTCGGTCTTCTCCAGAAGTTCGCACAGTTTATAAACCGTATAATAATAATTCAAAAAATTCACACGGTCATCCGGGCAAAATTTCGCATACGGTCCCTGTATCTCCATAAAAAGATTACACAACGTCTCTTCTAACTCCGGCGTCATAATCGGCGGTTTAATACCAAGTTTGTCTTTAATAAAAGGAATATGCTCGTAATATTTATTATATCCCAATTTTTTGAGCACCTCTTTCGCTTTCGAATTCGTAAATTTTGAAAGAGGGATACGCTCCTTATGAAGTTGTTGCTTGATATTTTCGAGAACTTCTTCCGGGATTTGCGTAGTTTCTTTTGCCTGAAACTGGGCAAGAATTTCTTTAAAATGATTGATTCTTTTATACGCATAAAAACACGCTTCTTTCGGCGGTTCTTTATAAGACGGCTTCTCATTTTCGATAAGATAGGTAACTTGTTTAGCACACATGTTACATACCATAATCCCCTCATGTTCGACAGGAATCATCTCGCCTTTATTACACGACTGACATATATCGGTGGCATACGTATAGTCGTTTATGTTGATAAATGTCTGGTCAAGATTTGTAAAAAACTTTTGAACATTATTGTCATTCGCACGCGTCAATGCATTTTCATCAAACGTCTTATCATTTACTTTGAAAAAAGAGTTAAGAATCGTTGTTTTATTTGTACCATTCGTAATTTCCTTTTTGTTTTCAAAATAGTCGAAAATAAATCTGCTGTTGTTCAAGTAATAGTCTTTAATCTTCTTCTTATTTTTATAAATTTCCTCTTTAATATCATACAAAGAATCTTGCAACTCTATTTTATCATTCACCTCCAATATAATTTCAGCGTCATTTAATTGTTTCACTATTTCGTTTTTTCTACGAATTAATGTAGGTAACACTTCGCTATTAATTATGTTAAATTCGCACTGTAGTTCGCGATGAACACTATCTAGCGTCATTATTCGTTTCTTGTCTACAAAAATTTTTTTATTTGTCTTATGTTTAAAAGATGGCATCTATATATCTATATTTATATATTTACTATATTGTTATAAGTATAACTTTTTTAATATATAATAATTAATAATTATATCTAGTTATTTATTTTATTTTAATATACTTACATTTATATATAATAACATATAATGTACAATAATTTACAAAATATTCAAAAAGAAGGTGAAAGAGAAGGTGAAAGAGAAGGTAAAAGAGAAGGTCAAAGAGAAGGTCAAAGAGAAGGTGAAAATAAACCCAAAAAAAAATCATTTATTGTTACTTTAAGAGAATTTTTAGATAATAAGACAGGTACTATATTATCAGTTGCAACCGCTACTGCGATAGCGTTTGCATTTAAAGATTTAGTTCTTAGTATAGCAACTAATATTGTACATCCATTATTTATAAAAATAATATTACTTATTGGATTAAATAAATATGTAAATTTAGGTGATAATAATTCTTATAATATCATTAAAAATTTTATGAATTTTATTATATCGTTATTTAGTTTTATAACTACTTTATTGATAACATATTATTTACTAGAAGTATTAAATAATAAAAGTTATTTTTTTTGATAAATATTGGCAATGAAATGAAATGAAATGAAATGAAATGAAATGAAATGAAATGAATAAATATGAATTATTAAATAATAAAAAACACAATATAAAAAATACAATATAAAAAATACAATATAAAAAATATAATAAAGTAAAGTAAAGTAAAATAGAATGAGCGAACAAAGCGGTGCATTAAAAACGGGAGATATTCTTTTATGCGACAATCTTGAATACAAATCATGGGGGTTATTTAGTTGGTTAATAAAGTTTTTGACAAAGAGTGACTTTTCGCACGTTGGTATGATTGTAGTAGACCCCGAATTTACAGACGTTCCATTAAAAGGCACATATGTGTGGACATCAGGTATTTCAGATATTCCAGACCCGGAAGATAATACAAAAAAATTTGGAGTTCAATTTATTCCATACGAGCACTTTATTTCGACATATAGTGGAAAAATATATGTTCGCAGAATCGAATTCAAAGACACGGAAGAGTACGAGAAAATATTCAATAATGAAAAGTTGAAAGAAATACACAAGGTTGTATATGATAAACCGTATGATATTGTTGTTACAGATTGGATAGAAGCTTACTGTAAAAAGGACCGTCATCCTCAGAAGACGTCGAGATTTTTTTGTAGTGCATTTTTGGGTTATGTATATACAAAGTTGAGCTTATTTGACGAGACATTAGACTGGAGTATTCTTTATCCGAGTTATTTTTCTAGTGAAAACAAGACACTTTCTTTGCTTCATGAAGCAATACTATCAAAAGAACACCAAATCGCGGGATGAATTATAAAAAGTTTAGAGTTGTAAAGTTTAGGGAGTTTAGGGAGTTTAGGGAGTTTAGGGGTTTTGCAAAATAGTAAATAGTAAATAGTAAATAGTAAATACGAATAATGTTAGGAATGCATTAATGTTTTCTCTATAAAAATAAAATAATGTTATCAAATAATTTAGACACATGTGCTAAAAATGATAAAACACCTGATATCAGTACCGGTTCGAATCTTTTAACCGCGAATATAAACATAGAGTCATTGGATATTGCGAACATTAAGAGAGAGACATACTATAAAATGAAATTTATTATTAACTGTTTAGAGAAAAATATGGCTATTAAAAAAAGGAAAACAATTTTTTATTTAAAAAATTTAGAAGATTCAACAACGGAGATTATAACAGAGGACTATTTAAACAAACGCATTATTCATAAAATATACAACCCTACTAGTACGAATGGGCAAGGGCAGGGGCAAGGGACAGGGACAGGGACAGGACATCCGCAAGTTAAGGCTCCGTATAATTTAGAAACAATGAAAAGAAAGGAAGATATAATACCATTAAAAGAAGGTATTCATGCATTAAAGAGCCTATTAGATAAGGGCAAATTAGATATAAACATTGAACAAAAAAATGATATATATTTGATGATATTTTTGACGAATACTTTAGAAAATGGGTGGAGTATAAGAAAAAAGAATGACGAGTATGTTTTTAGGAGAAAGCATGAAAAACAAACCGAGATATACTCTGATGAATATTTAGTAAATTTTTTGAAATCAAACATGAATAACATTATTGCATGAATTGCCTCGACCTCTTATCGCTTTAGGAGAATATCAACTAGTTTATAACAATAATTACTGTCTAATAATTATTGTTAGTTATTGTTAATTATTAATTATTAATTTATAAATGTTAATTAAGTTTTTTTGTAAAATTTTTTTCTTTAGCAATATTATAATAAACAAAAATGGCAGGAGGTCTTATGCAACTTGTAGCTTACGGCGCCCAAGATGTCTATCTTACGGGCAACCCTCAGATTACCTTTTGGAAGGTGTCTTACAAACGTCACACTAACTTTGCGATGGAGTCTATCGAGCAGACTTTTAACGGTCAAGCCGATTTTGGTCGTCGTGTAACCTGCACCATTTCTCGTAATGGTGATTTGGCTTACCGCACCTACCTTCAGGTTACTCTCCCCGAAATTAACCAGTCCATGAAGGGATCCAACCAGGACGGCGTTTATGCTCGTTGGCTCGATTTCCCCGGTGAGCAGTTGATTTCCCAGGTTGAGATTGAGATCGGTGGTCAGCGCATTGATCGCCAGTATGGTGACTGGATGCATATCTGGAACAATCTTACTCTTCCCAATGACCAGCGCCCCGGCTACCATGCTATGGTCGGCAACACCACCGAGTTGACTTTCATCACTGACCCCTCTTTCAATGCCATCGATGGTCCTTGTCAGGCAAACGCCCCTCGTCAGGTTTGCGCTCCCCGCAATGCTCTGCCCGAAACTACCCTCTATGTACCCTTTCAATTCTGGTACTGCCGTAACCCCGGTCTTGCTCTGCCCCTCATCGCTCTTCAGTATCACGAAGTCAAAATCAACCTTGATATTCGTCCCATTGATGAGTGCTTGTGGGCTGTCGGCTCTCTCAGCTGCGGTAGCAACAACGCTCTTGCCTCCCCCGCTGGTGGACGTGTCAACACTGCCTACAACCAGTCTCTTGTCGCTGCCTCTCTCTATGTTGACTATGTCTTCTTGGATACCGATGAGCGCAGACGTATGGCTCAAAATCCCCACGAGTACCTTATTGAGCAGCTCCAGTTCACTGGTGATGAGTCTGTCGGTTCTTCTTCCAACAAGATCAAGCTCAACTTTAACCACCCCGTTAAGGAGCTTATCTGGGTTGTCCAGCCCGATCAGAACGTTGACTACTGTTCTTCTCTCGACTGCAACCAGCTTCTCTACAGGCTCCTCGGTGCTCAGCCTTTCAACTACACTGATGCCGTTGATGCTCTCCCCAATGCTATCCATGCTTTTGGTGGACACGATGCTGTTGCCCAGACTACTGGGTCCTTCATCGATGGCTCTGGTCTCTTTAACGAAGCTGGTGCTATCGATGTCTCCAATGTTTACTGGTGGCAGCAGGGCGATGCTGCTGGTGCAACTAACACTGGATATGATCAGCCCAACTTTGCTCCCGGTTTTAGCGGCAGAATTCCTTACGAGAACTCAGGCGTATCTGATGCCGGTACTTTCGTTCTTACCCAGACTTCTCTCGACCTTCACTGCTGGGGTATGAACCCCGTTGTCACCGCTAAGCTCCAGCTTAACGGACAGGATCGCTTCTCTGAGCGCGAAGGAACTTACTTCGACCTCGTTCAGCCCTACCAGCACCACACTCACACCCCTGACACTGGTATCAATGTTTACTCATTTGCTCTGAGACCTGAAGAGCATCAACCAAGTGGATCGTGCAACTTCTCCCGCATTGACAATGCTACCCTTCAGCTTGTTCTCTCCAACGCTACCGTTGAGGGCACCAAGACTGCCAAGGTTCGTGTCTATGCTACCAATTACAACGTTCTCCGTATCATGAGTGGTATGGGAGGCCTTGAAGCTACATGCTTAATTATGATGATGGTCATAATAGCTGTGAACAAGGGCCGAAAAGCAGTATGCCATAGTAAAGTGAGCTCTTACTATGGAAAACCATTTATGTCCTCACCATCATCGTTATTGATGATTTGACTAACTGCTAGTGATTCCGACTTGTTGTCGTCGGAGTTGCAACACATCTTGTTGTTCGGGAAACCCCTTAGAGCTTTTTCTACCAAGCTTATCTCCGAAAGGAATAAGTGGCCAAGAGTAATGAACTTGGGTATGGTAATAATGAAAAAGATTGGGCAATCCGCATGCTTACTACCTAAAGGCGATAATAATATGCTAGTCTATGGTAGGGCGTCAGAGACTGAACGGATGTGGGTCGTTAATGAAGGTTTAAGCAACCTGAAACGGCTTAAGATACAGTCCTCCCTCTAGGGAAACTTAGGGGAATAAGAGTGCTTACAGCAATTAAATTGCGTGTGCGCTTCACAATTGGAATTACAATTTTATTTTAATATTATTATGTATTTAATAATATGAAAAATTGATGACATATAAAGCATGTACGTACTACGTACATACTTGATATAAGTTATACAAAGACAAATAGATATGGATATTGGTAACACATTTTCATTAAAAGATGAATATATTCGTGATAAGTACAAAACAGCAAAAATAGACTTTATACGAGGACATATTAAAACTATTGGTCGAACATCTAATCAAGAAAAGAACCCATTATGGAAAATCCAGAACGAAAATGGAACCATTATTATAGTTATGTATTGCGAAGTTGATACGCTTTGCATATTATGCCCGAAAAGTTATCAAAAAATATTAGATTATGAAAAAACGAATAATAAAGGAAATAAAATTACTTGGTATAAAATGTCGAATGGATATATTTCATGTCATTTAAATATTCATATGCATCAAGTAATAACAGGATGTATGGGTAATGGTAAAGGAACAAATACTATAAGTGTCGACCATATTGATAGAAATCCTTTAAATAATTGTTTTGATAATTTAAGAATCGCTACAAGAGAAGAACAGCAAAAAAATAGTAAAGGTACTGCTGATGATGGAACAAAAAGAGAACGGAAATACAACGCAAAAAAGTTACCTGATGGAATAACACACGATATGATGAGAAAATATGTTGTATATTACCACGAATGGTTGGATAAAGAACATACAAAAGAGAGAGAATTTTTTAAAGTCGAGAAACATTCGAAACTCCAAAAACCCTGGATTTCTAGCAAGTCGTCAAATATTTCATTACTAGATAAACTAATTTCTGCAAATAAAGTTGTTACAGATTTAGAAAGTGATATATATCCGTAGTATCGAACACGGTGAATTAACTTTTGCTTGTTGATTATTAAAGCAAAAAACATTCTTGCTTTGCCAGTTGGCAAAGCAAGAACCAATAATGTTTTGCTTTCCCTTGAGGGAAAGCAATAATGTTTTGCTCACCCCACGGGGTGAGCAAAAAACAACATAAATAATAATATTGGTATTTTTTTCTATGTTCATCCAACTATAAAATATACAGAAATTTTATAAGTATTCTCTTATACAGGCAATATAAATACACCAAATTGGATAAATTATCCGATTGAACTTATGAAACGCTCAAAGAAATATTTAGAACCACTTGGATTAAAACTCGTGTTTAATGTAATGGTCTGGTCTTAGGAAGGTAAATAAAAAAAACGAATTAAACACCAATGCAACAATCATCATTTCGTTTCACTTCACTTCGCATATACTTTTCAATGTCCGCAAAATTCGCGGAGGATAATACTTGATATCATCCGAAACTATGTAATTTTCCGTATAGTGTATATTTTTTGATGATAAAAGTCCGGTTATACTTACCTCTATAATATTATAATTCGTATCATATACTACAGCAATATATCGAATATTCCCCTTCAACATTTTCAACGTTTCGCGAACCGTGTTTTTCGATGTTGGGAATTTCCATGCACCATTGCTAGCCTGTGACAAAGGACAACTTCCATTTTTGCTGCACATTGTTTTCACTTGCACATATGTGCCACAATGGTCACAGCATAAATCAACGCCGGGATAATTCATTTGTACTTTGTTCAAATTCGTCCACGTTGTATGACCGCACGTTTCGCACGGAATCGTATTGCAAATGAACTCTTCTCCTGCATCCCCAATAGCATGTTTCGATAATACCTCAAATTCATTAAATCGTAACTTATGGTTTGGCACCCTTGGCGCCCTTGCTGCCCTTTTTGCCGGCTTTTTTGAGGCTGATTCTTTAGCGTTTCTAGCAACAGATTTCATTTTTGAAATTAGAATGTAATAGGGGTGATGTAATAACTTATTACGGTTTTGATTACACCTAGTTTTATACATATTTTTGGTTTCAATTTTGTAACAATATAAAATTGAAACGTTTTATATTGTTTAGTTGTGATATAGCCAACAACGCCACGCCACACCAATGCGCCCCCTCCAACTCGTAAATCCTGTCGACCTTGTGCCGGGAAAGACATATTTGATTCAAGAAAAACGCCCCGAATACGCACATCAAAAATTCAAAGGTACGTTTGTCAAAAATGATTATCCGCAACATCCGTTTCAGTGTACGATAACAAACTTTACAAATGTCATATGTGCGGGTAGTCAAAGCCGCACGGAACTAAGAATCCCGGACAAATATTGGAACTACTATGAAGCAAATGCGATCGTGGTGGCGTATACAAACTATGTTCTTCGCCAAATTACTGGCGAGCCGTCGTTTATTATTCAATAATTGCATAATCCTCAAAAATAAATGATGCAAACTTATTAGAGTTATTTTCTTCAACTTCTACATTAAATCCGCGGTCTTTAAACCATTTTTTAAAATAATTAAAAGCACTCCACTGTTTTACATAACCCCCAATAACTAGTAACTTTAGAGCATTTTTAATATATTTTTCATCGATTACACAGCATGCAGCTTCACCGCCGTCACCGCCTTCACCGCCTTGATGTAATGTCCCCGTCATTAGTAAATATTCAACATCAATATCTTTATCAAATGTTTCCGAAAATGTAAGGATGATTCTATCATGGGAGAACCCGGCATTATGTCCACCGAATCCAAAAAAATATTCATACTCCCAACGATGTATTTGTTTTATAGGACGATGCAAGTAAACTTCATAAGGTTGTCCAAAGACAATTATATTAATTTTAGCAGTTAATACTACCGCTTCTGCGTGACGATTATACTCCTCATTCCATTGTAAGGTTGGATGAGTTGCAATAAAGTTTTTTGAAAATGTGTCATTCAATGTTAAAATCATACACCCTCTTGTAGTGTAAAATATTGATGTCAGCTCTTGGAATTTTTTATTAACATCGGTATAATTTATACTAGTAGTAGCTGTAGGTGATACTTCAGCGCACGTGGCTTCCATTCTGTTTTGCATGATTGCGTTTGTGTTTGCTACATAATATGCAGAAGGTCTTTTTATATTGTTTATATATATTGTTTACCTATTTTTTTAGAATAACAACTAGCATAGTTTAGCATAATTTAGCATAGTTTAGCATAATTTAAAATAATTTACTATATATATAGACTATAATAGAGACCATGCGTAAAACAGCAAAAAGATGCCGTATTGTAAAAGGAAGAAAAGAAACGTGTTGTATAAATCCCAAACGCGGACATTGGTGTTGGAGTAAAAAAGCGAAGAAGAGCGTGTCGCGTAAAATGAAGCGCGCCTGTTGTAGAAAATAATTTAGGAAAATGCGATTGTTTTATATTTTTTAAAAATAGCCAAAATAATAAAAACTATATAAACCAATTAACTCAACCAATGCCGTCATGATACCATCATCATCTGGCGTCTTTCTTTCACCCCCCATTATTTTATTACTAACTTTAGTATTCGTTATTGTATACAAGGATGTTTCAACAAAATTAAATAAAGCATGAAGTCCAACGCACCAGTATAAACCATAATGTAAGTAACCAAACCCTAAAACAATACCAGTAATAAAAGCTACTATACCATATTTTAATGAACATTTCAAATGAACATATCCAAAAACTAAAGCTGATAAAAGAACACAAATATTCGTATTTAAAAATTGTTTTGTTACGCCGATTAATAAGCCACGATATATCAACTCTTCTGAAAAACTTGTCATCATCATTCCAGTAAAAATAGTTGTAAGATTTTTAGATGTATCAATAATCGAATTATTTTTAAAACCATTAAACGATGAAAATCCAAGAATAATATTAAAAAAATATGAAAGTACCGATATTCCGGTCCCCACTAAAGAACCAAATCCAAAATAAGAAGCTTTGTCATTCGTAATTGTATTTACAATTTTTGGACTGTCTTGTGGCAATGTAATATTGATAAACTTAATAGTTAGCAAATATAATACAATAGCTACTACAAAATACGAAATACGAATACAAAATGTACTATTCATTTTTTCGCATAATCCATAATTGGTTTGTGTAATATAACTAAAAGGTAAATCCTTTATATAATTATATATATTGTATGCAAAAATAACAGTTACATAAATATATAAATTTATAAGCATCTAGTATACTAGTATTTATATTAACGTTTTATTAATATTTAATAAAAATCATACATATATAACTAAATTCAATATATTCAATATATTATTACACCAACCTGCGAATGATACAATGTTAAATTTATTTATAATTATTGTTGTTACTGACGTTACTGTCAATATTTATACTATGGTGTAAATTCTAATTTATAAATATGCAAAAAATAGTAGATTGAATAAAATATAAATAATATTGATACTATGAAAAAACTTTTATATGCGTTACTTAAGTACTTTGTTAAAAATATTAAAAATACGATAATTACTGTATTTGCTATATAGTTAATGAAACTATGTACAATAAATGTATAATATCCATTGATTCCACGATTTTGATATATAATATACATAATAATCAAGTATATTGTTGGAGCACAATACAAATAAGCTATTAGTGCAGGTCCATTATGATATTTATCTAATAAATAATTAGTACCTGCCATTATTATGCCGCCTAAAATAAAATATTTAACATAACTGTATAAATCCATATTATATTTATACAATATTTTTATTTTTTATTATCATAATCAAGATTGAAGTAAATATATCATAAAATAAATCATATATTATTACCAAAAAAGGTAATAATATATATTTCCAAATTCCTGTGCAGCACACACATTGTACTTAAAATCCAAAATTGAACATTTTATAATACCATACAAAAATAACATAAATAGTTTGTCAAAAATGTAAATCGTCAATGATTAATTATAGCATATAGTTAACATAATCTTGGAGCTTTATATTTAGAACGAATAAGGTCTAGGTAGTTTTGTCCTAATGTAATACGCTGATAAGCATAGTTGTTTAAGTATTTCAATATATTACTAGTTATTCTTAATTCTTTTTTATATGTTTTTTCATTTTTATTTATAGATGCTACAAAATCTGTACCTGTTAAAAATTTTGTAGGGTGTTTATTCATCAAGTCAACATAAAATTTTCTTTTATCGGGGTATTTAAATTGTTGGTCATATAAAACTCGCCAACTAATATCAAAATATAAATTTTTATAACTATTCATCAAATCATTCAGTATACTCGTATGTTCTTTCGGACTAATATTAGTTAACTCTTTACTTAAACCTAGATGTAGCCATACGATTATATTATGAGGATATAGTTTTAGTATTTCTTTAATCAATGGTAAGTATTTAAAATTATCATTATTGTTTCCTAAATCTAAATGAAGCGATAGTGGTATTTTTCTTTTTTTTAAAATTTTCATAAAAGGAGCCCATTTTAAAATATCATTTACATCTACGGGTTTATGTCCATTTTTAAATATTGCTTGTTTTGAAACATTTACTTCACCCATCCAATTAAATAACCCTGGATATTCTTTATCTAAAAAATGTATACCATTTACTATTTCATGAGGTTTTGTTAAGTCTGGAAATGTCATAGATAAGTTTACCCTAACACCAGTTATATCCGGTTTATGTAAATTATTATCTAATACTAGTTGTGCATTCATAATATCGTTTGTTATAGATGGTGTTACATTCACTCCCGGACAACCTTTATAATATGTGCATGGATTGTTTATCGGTAATTTTTGCCCTATACCTTCTATATTAGCAAATAGTATACCATTTTTATTTAAAATATTTATCATTTTTTTAAACTCAATGGGTGGACCTCCAAACGGACGCATGTGTAAATGTGCGTCAACTAGTGCATTTTGTCTACTATTCCTTTTTGTTCTATTAAAACATTTACTTTTTTTCCCGTTATAATATTTTAAAGTTATATTTTTCATCTTATTTTATACATATAATTTATTTTATAGTAAATTCAATATATTATTACCAAAAAAAGGTAATAATATATTCTGCAACTTTATTTAATCACGTCATATTGCATCCGCCTTTAAATCAGTCCTCTCGCAAACATGCTAATCAACTCCGGCGTCGACGTATCAAATCCAGCCAAGTTCAGCGTATTCTTGTCTTTCGGGTCGGCAATTGACAAACAGTTCGACGTCATTCCAACCACGATTAGTTTCGCATCAATCCCCGTTTCTTTGCGATACACTTCTAGTGCAACTTGTGGATGAACTGTCGGCGCGTATGTTTCGCTGTCCGTATAAACGCAAAATACATCAAACACAGTCCCATTTTGACGATACATTTTCAACGCCTCCGTCATCGGCAAAGCACAATCTGTAGCTCCAAATGGTACATCCGTTGCCCGAATCGCATCCTGAATTGTCATCTCAGGGCGAATCTTCCCATTGAAATTGTAAAATACACTACTGAACCCATAGATATGGACGTTTTCGGCTCCCTCTGCATGTAGTGTCATCATCGCCATTGCAACCGATCCCTCACGTGGTGTAATATTTTTCGCCCCGGCGCACATAAACGTCGACATACTCCCTGACACATCCAGTCCAATCATATATCGTTTTCCTGTTGGTGTGATATTCCCGAATGACTGGCGAAATGTTGTTGAGAGCGCAGTTGTAATGTATGAATTCGGTGTCCATGTCATCGTGCCCAGGTCGCCTTTTCCCTGCGAGTACGTCTTCATTCCTACCAAAATTTGTAGTGGATGAACCTTCGAGTCTTTCACGGACTTAGGGTCGGTCAACATTTTGACAATTTCATGAGACATTGTTGATGCGACGCCGACCTGTGACAGTTTTCCAAGATTGCGAACTAGCGCGGTCATTCCCATTCCGCCAAGAAGTGCATTCCATATTTGTGGTGTATTTAGAAGCTCGGTAGGCAAATGTTCACGCTGGATTTTCTTGTTCCTTTCCATAAGTGCAATGGCGGTCGTCGTGTCCTTCTTTTCGCCTGTTTTTGCCAACGCGACCAATGCTTTCAAGAATCGAGCCGTCTCCACAAGATGGTCTTCGTCGGTTTTTTTCGATTTTTCCTCGGGTTCGGATGCTGGTGTCGGTGTTGGTGCCACAACAGGCTCTACAACCGGCTCAACACCTGCACCCAAGTAAATTTTCTTGGAGGAGTCATATGAGATGTCTCGCAAAGATTTAGTCGAAGAAATGAGAGCGCCATTATAGCGAAACACGAAACTTGTTCCAATTCCAATATCATTGAGTGTTTGCTTGAGATTTTGAAGTGGTTCGATGTCTTGAACCATGAGCTTCAATGAACCTGACATTGGACTATCTGGATGAACGACTTCAAATAGAACTTGTATTTTTTTCGAAACAGGTGCCGCAGCGCCACTACCACCACCCATAACCGACCCAATCGCATTCGCAATAGTTCTCATAAATCCTTTGCTCTCCCCTTCTCCACCAGTCTCCCTGTCCGGTGTTGGTATCTCCATCAAGTGTTTCAGAAATTCAGTCCTGTCCATTTTAGCCGGCAGTGTTTTCTCCGCAATTCCTTTTGCCGGATTCGCCTCAATCTTGCGCTCAGGTTTGTCCTTCTTCATAATCCACCCCAATACAAGCCGCCCTCCATCATCTTTCATTTCCGCAGGGTTGATATGGAGCAGCGAAATCAAATCCTCGTGTGTCCATCCTTCGCGATTTTTATATTTTGTCACTAGAACTGCAAGCTCCAAACCTCCGCGCGACGTGTAGTATTCCGTCAAAGCCCGTCGCACACCTTTGCCAAACCCCTTGCCTGGTTTCGCCTTGTCTTGTGAAAGGTCGCGAATATATTGTACCAACATGAATAGATGTGTTGGAATGCGGCATACTTGACCAACTGCCGCCAGCGCCTGCGCTTTGCATGCATTATCAGGAGGAAATACAATCGCGGCGGCAAGCGACATCATTGTCATCTCCTGTTTGGGCGCTCGCCCCTTCACGGAAACATCCACGATATCCCGAATCAGATGCGCACATGTGGTCGCCGATGAAACTGCCGCCATAATACACTTCGAAATCGTGGTCGCGATTGCTCCTCCACATTGATAGTAACTTCCATTATCCGATTTGCTTCCAATAATTAAATATCGCATCCATTCTTGTTCCAGAGGCAGAGGGAAAGAATATCCTCCCGCATTGTTGGCGATTTGCCCTGGTAATCCAATTGTTTGCGGAATTCGAATACGCGCCGCCGGGTTATTTTGCGCAGACATTGCTGTCTTCAACGCCGAACCACCCTTGGCTCCCGATTTTCCTTTGGTTCCTGATTTGCTCTTTCCAGCCATTGAAGACGATTGTTTTTGAGACGATTGTGTGTTTGTATGCTTATTTATTATATCAGCATTTCTTTATATCAATTTTCTATACTATATTTGCGGCATCTCGTAATACAGTATCCTAAACAAAAAATAACAGTAACGCATGCTACGGTTGCGATAATAATAACAACTGCTATAGGTAGATTCATAATATATTATCTATATGTTATTTTTTCTACATTACATTATGATAATATGGAATTAATAAACATTAAAAATTACATTTATATATATTGTATCTAAGGTCCCAATTTTTTTTATATTCACTCAAAATAAGCCCATTATTTCTATGGTATTCAGTATCGGCGTGTCCACTAGACGGTACTTTCCAATCACCATATAACTGTTTTAAATATAATTCAGGATCTTTCGGAACAGGGTATAAAATATCGTGCATCAAAGCAGCACCCAATTTAGGAAATGCTGGATTTGCATAGATGTCGCAATAATATTCAGGATTTTCATTTTCTAGATAAACCGATATTAAGTTACCACCGTATTTTTCCGGAAACCCTTCGTATTTTCTTTTCAAAGTTACACCATATTTTGTGAAGTCTATCTCCTTGAGTTTTTCCCATTTTGATAAATGTATTGTTATGTCTATATCTGTGTCATGTAGTAATAATCTTCCTTCTCGAATACACCCAAGCAGAGTACCGCAGTCTAAGTAATATGGAATTTTTTCTTCATCTAACATCACACATACTGCGAATAAAAGTTTATAGAAAATATTCATTTTTTCAACTATTTCAGGAGTAATAGGAACGTCTTTATTATTTATTTGTTGTTCTTCTTCATGTCGCGGTTGTTGTCGTGGTTGTTGTTGTTGTTGTCGTGGTTGTTGTTGTTGTCGTGGTTGTTGTGGTTGTTGTGGTTGTTGTCGTGGTTGTTGTCGTGGTTGTGGTTGTTGTCGTGGTTGTGGTTGTGGGTCATTATTTACTAAACCAAGCATATTTTTCATCATTTTCTATTTTATTTTTATAATCTAAAACTATAAATTAAAAATAGGAATTAAATTTATTCTTGTAAATAATAATAATAATAATATTAATAGTAATAACAATAATAGTCATCCATGTCAACTGTCGAAAATGAAGATAAAAAAGATGATACTTCTTTCACTAAAAAGCGAAATAGAAAGCATAGTGCACAAACATTACCAAATGGTTTAGAACACCATATGATGAAAAAGTATGTAGTATATTATCGTGAGTGGATAGATAGGTCGCATACAAAAGAGCGTGAATATTTTAAAATAGAAAAACACCCCGATTTACCTAAATCATGGACATCAAGTAAATCCGGTAAAATTAAGCTAAACGATAAATTGGCAGAAGCGAATAAAATTATTGATGATTTAGAGAAGAAGCGCAAAGAGGAGTTGGAAAAACAAAATCAAAATGCCAATACTATGTGAATTTATTTGTTAATATAATATATAGTTATAAATAGTATCGAATGATACCTAAAATAATACATCAAACATGGAAAACACTAGATGTTCCTGAAGAATGGAAAGAAGCCGTTGAGTCTTGTAAAAACAAGCATAAAGATTATAAACATATTATTTGGTCTCATGAAATGATGGAAATTTTTGTTAAAAAAGAATATCCTAATTTTTACGATACTTATATGTCATATCCCCATGATATACAACGATGTGATGCTTTCCGATATTTAGTTTTATATAAATATGGAGGTATTTATCTAGATATGGATATAATTTGTAAAAAAAAATTGGATTCACTTTTAAAATATGAATTAGTAATATCACGGTCATCAAATATAACTTCTTTTTATGCTAATGCATTTTTTATGACGATACCTAAGAATTCTTTTATAAAATTTTGTATTGATAATTTACCAGACTATGTTAATTCTTATAAATATTTTGGAAAGCATTTACATGTAATGAACAGCACCGGACCTTATTTTTTAACAAATATGATAAAAACGTATGGAGAAAAAAATATAGAAAATTTATATATATTAAGTAATAACGAATTTGCTGGTGATTGTACTGTTTGTAACGAAAATACGTGCAGAGGAGGTATTTATTTTATACATATAAATGGAAACTCGTGGCATTCATTTGATAGCACTTTTTATAACTTTATGCTATGTAATTATAAAAAAATAATAGTAGTATTATTGCTATTAATTACGGTATATTATATATTTTTTAAACGTAAAAAACTGGTAAAATTTAAGACATATTTAAAAAATACTTAAAAATAAAATATATGTATATACTATAACACAGCTAAGTACAATGCAGATTTTTGTCAAGACGCTCACTGGCAAGACAATTACCCTTGAGGTAGAAAATAGTGACACGATTGAAGCTGTGAAAGCAAAGATTCAAGACCGCGAAGGCATACCGATTGATCAGCAACGCTTAATCCACTCAGGAAAACAGCTTGAAGATGGTAGGACACTTGCTGATTATAACGTGCAAACCCAAGCCACTTTGCATCTTGTCTTGCGACTTCGCGGAGGTGTTTAACTATTTATATCAATAATATAAAGATAATATTATAATAGTATAATATTATCAACTATGGGAAACAAAAAAGAACATAAAATAGAAAATGAAATTGAAATGAAACATTGCCCTAGATGTGATAGTTGGAAAACCTTATCAGAATATAATAAGCAGTCGTCAAGTTGGGACAAATTAGCAAGAATGTGTCGCAAATGTTATTGTGAATATAAAACTAATAAAAGAAAAAATGATGAAAAATATAAACAAAGTGATATTTTATATAAACAAAAATATGAAAAATCTGGAAGAAGAAAAGAAGTTTCAAAAATTAGATACGAAGAAAAAAAAGATGAATTATTAAAAAAAAATATAGCATATAATAATAAAAAATATAATACAGACCCCTATTTTAAAGTAGTATGCTGTATGCGTTCAAGAATATCAAAATTATTTAAACAAAAAAATGCAGACAAATATAATAAATTTTATAATTATCTAGGATGTAGTAAACAAGACTTTATATTATATTTTCAAGCCAAATTCAAAGAAGGAATGACTTGGGAAAATCACGGCGAATGGCATATAGACCATATTAAACCTTGTGCATCATTTAATTTACTTCATGAAGAAGAACAAAAGAAATGTTTTCATTATACAAATCTACAACCATTATGGGCTTCAGAAAACTTGAGCAAAGGTTGTAAATATGATCACCAAAATCTATAGTTTAATTTCAAAAACAAACTTAAAATATAAATATAAATATAAATATAAATAATAGTTATTAGTACACTATTATTTATACTGAATGGAAGCGAAAGTCGTATCAAAGTTACCGTTACCTTTCGATATACAAGAATACATACTTGTAAATATTATGAAATTATATAAACTGCGTGATGGGAAATATGTGAGACAAATAGACAAAACTAAATATAAATTCCTTGACTATATTATGCGACCAGCTATAAATAAAAATTCATATAATTACCATGAAAGTATACACGAAGATATATTTAATAGCAACGAGGATACAAAGCGTTTTTGTTATAAGTTTAATATAAAAAATGTACACGATAGCCCCCTTAGAAAAGAGTCACGTGTAGACGACGATATTGTAGATGTGCGTATTGAATATAAAAATAATATTTACTATTACGAAGTTGGTATATACAAACTAAAAATGAAAAATATAGAAGAAAATAACTGTACGCCAGAAAAAATACGCAAAGATATATACCACAAGGGAGCACTTGCAGATAATTACTTTTGGGATATTTTTGAATTTTCCTATGAAGTTAAATAACACAACGTTATCGAAGATTTATATGAAACCATATATTAAAAAGACTATAAAACAAAATATTATATGTAATATATATATATAATATATTATTTATACAATCAAAAAATCATAGACATGTCCAATAAAAAAGGTAAAATTCGTATTGTAGCTAGTTTAGAAGGACACGTCGGTCCTGTTCAGTCAGTCGTATTTCATCCCACCGCACACCTTATGGCAACAGCAGGCGGTGACAATGACGTTAAACTATGGGACACTGATTCACATCAATGCTTAGCAACTCTTGTAGGTCACACTGCACCTGTTTCATGCATAGCATTTCATCCTACGCAACTTCGTCTGATATCCGGAAGTGCAGATAAAATGTTAAAGGTATGGGACACGACAACACATCAATGTTTATCAACTACTGAAGCACACACATACGGTGTTACTTGTATCGTAATTCATCCCATCATGTCATTTATAGTGACGGGCGGGTATATGGGTTCATCGAGGTTGTGGGAACTATCACCTGACAACATGACATTAACTCTCGTGCAAGATATATTTACCAGAGAGGTTCGTGTCGTTCCCGCTAAATGTATTGCCGTTCATCCAACAACCCCATTTTTTGCAATTGGTGGAGAACTTACTTGTAATGACAGTTCTGCATTGTTGTGGTCATATTTACCCGGTAAAGTCAGATTAGCAACATCAATAGAGAATGGAATTGACAGACACACTGGAAATATTGTATCTATTGCAATTCATCCAACCCAACCTTTTATAGCAACTGGCAGCAATGACACTACTATCAGGTTATGGCGTATAAATATTACTCAAGGAGGAAAAGTAGAAGGGCGACCTTTATGTATTGATACTCTTTATGATCATGAGGCTGCTGTAACTGGTTTGGCGTTTCATCCAACAGCACCAATTCTAGTATCGTGTAGCGCTGATACTAGCGTGCATGTGTGGGGATTCTCAGATGACATGAGGAGAGTGGATATAATTGGATCACTTTTCGGACATCGAGGACCTGTTACATCTATCGCAATTCATTCAAATGGTAGACTTCTTGCAACAGGCAATAAAGACAATGCTGCTCTTTTATGGGATTGTAGTGTGTTAACTCCCGAAGGACAACGCAGTATGGGTGTAATGCGTGGATTAGAACAATCCCTAGTCCCCAAATTGTTTTCACGACGTATGCATAATATGCAGTATCAAGCGTCTGTTCTACGTAATACACTTAAACAACGAGGTCCTGATTTTTTAAGAAATTTGGAACAACAGGCAAGAGCATCAGTAGCAAGAGCATTAGCGTCAAGAAGGGCAATGGCAACAGCAAGAGCACCAATAAAGGCAATGGCGATGATAGAGGGTCCTAAACCACGTTCAAGGTCACCTTCTCCAAAACCACGTTCAAGATCGCCTTCAAAACCACGTTCAAGATCGCCTTCAAAACCACGTTCAAGATCGCCTTCAAAACCACGTTCAAGATCGCCTTCAAAACCACCTTCTCCAAAAGAAGATAAAAGTGGAGGTGGAGGTAGAAATTCAATAACTCACCGTCGTAGAAGTCATTCATCACGAAAAATAAAACGTCATGCATCAAAAACAAAACGTTATCGTAAATTTAGATGAAAAAACATATAAAATATTATAAAAAATATAATAACTACAAAAAATCTACCCCTCCAACCCAAAAATACTTTTCTCCGTTTAGATAAATGAATAAATATAACCCTTTTTCTCTTTTGATTCCGTTTTTGTTATATGCAGCGGTATCGGTAGCGGCATTACCCATCGAGATGCTACCACGTTATACACCGCCCCTTAGCACTCAAGATAGCACCCGCGATATTAGTATCATCTCTTTAGGAGACTGGGGGTCAGCCGCACTCGGCGGCTATCATTTACGAAACGCCGAAAATACCGCTCGCGCAATGACAACATATGTGTCAGATTATAACCCAAAACTTGTTTTAAATACTGGCGACAATTTTTACTACTGCGGGATTCAAAACATAAGCGACCCACAAATAAGCGAAGACTATGTAAACATGTTTGGGAATATTAGTTTGCCGTGGTATAATGCGTTGGGTAACCATGACTATGGTTTTAATCCCGCAGCGCAGTTAGAATTAAACAAGACGATTCCTCAATGGATAATGGACGACAGATACTACCACCGTCGTGTTGTTCTTTCAAGTACCGATTCAACCATCGACTCAAAGACGGACGCGAGTATTCCTTTGAATATTATTGTACTAGATACAAACCCCTGTGTAAACGACTACAGGGGCGAAGACCGAAAGAAATGGGATCCGTGTGGTACACAATATCCTACGTGTTCGCCCATTGCCGAGGAATGCATGTTTCATGAAAATATTATTGCCCAAGACTGTAAGGCACAGCTTGACTGGTTCAATGCGACGCTTTCCGCTATTCCACCCAACGAATGGGTATTTGTTTTAGGACACCATAAAGCCGACGAAATAGATGCGGAAGATTTTCAGTCTATTTTAAACAGTAGTCGTGTTCATTTGTATCTAAATGGACACAACCATAATTTGGAACATTATTCTATAGATGGAGAACCAAAATACATAACAACAGGTGCTGCAGGTATGGTAATAATAGGCTCTACGGGACATTCGTTCGTAAAGTTGCATGACGAATCGACGCAATTCAAATATAAAAAACACCAAGTAAAAAGCGTTTGGAGTAAAATCGTAACAGGCTTCACAACGCATACATTTATAAATAGTGGAACAAAAGTACGGACAGATTTTTGGGATACAAATCAACACATATTACATACATTTACTATTGCCGCAAACAACGCATCCATACCATAGTATTCACTCTTTAATGCAGTGGTCGCATAAATATCCTTTTTCTTTTTTATCAGCAAATACGCGAAGATGTGTTTTAATTAAATGACAACCATCACATTTAAATGATAGAATAGAATTATAGTCATTCGCAGACATGTGTGCTCTTTTGTTGTTTTCAACAGAGTTAAACATTTTTGGGCTGTATAATATAACGTATATTATTTAATAATATATGTTATCTATTTTTTAAATTTATTTAATAATATATGTTATTTATTTAACTATTATTTATTTAACTATTATTTATTTAACTATTATTTATTTAACTATTATTTATTTAACTATTATTTATTTATTATTATAAAAATTAAACTACCTTAAACGGAACTAAAAAGCTTATTCATATTTGCAACTTCAGGTTTATTATCACAATGAGTAAAGAGCGTCTTTATAATTTCATTGTCTCTAAATCGAATTGTATAGGTTTGTTGTAGTTTATTTCTCCCAACACGCCCCATAGCCTGAATCGTTTTTTCTTGTGTCATATTACTCAAGTCTTTACTAATATATCCATGACAAAATTGATAATTTGTTCCATACACGTAGTCCGAAGATGCAATAATAATGTACAATTTTTGATTCTGCGCCAACTCTTTGATGATTTCATTATACTTTACATTTGTATGATTTGTTATCGCACCAATTCCCATCAACAGTAGCACTTTCCAATGATTATCAATTTGCAGCAACATAATTTTTTCAACCGTATTTTCATCCAAGTTCGCAGAAAATTCATTCGCATATTTGTCCCTTTTTGTCCACCTCGTGATATGGTCTAACTTATTCGGAACAAATACATCACTCAATGATATCCTCTTCACATTCCCTCTTATCGTGTCTATAATTTGCTGCTTTTCTCTTATTTCTCTAGTATCTACAACTATATTACCACCACCGCTTTTCCCCTTTGAACTATCTTTGCCACTATCCTTTAACTTTTCCTTCTCCTCTTCTATCGCTTGAATTTCCTTTTCTAATACATCAATCTTATTTGACAACACATTATTATGTTCTATCGAAGTCATTAAGTCGTCAATAACCTCCGCGGGAATTTTAGAATTTTGAATCGCAAATTTTGCCACCTTTTCAACATCATTCGTCAGAAAAATCGTCGGTCCATCCGTCAGCGTGTGTGCATCGTGCGTCGTAAAATAAATATTTGATTCATGTACCTTAACACGATTGGTTTTCATTTTGTTAAAAAGTTCGTCCCACTTATCCGGTATAATATTTTTAAGAAGAATCAAATAATATAATTTTATATTTGTCATCGTAATATCCATCATATCGGCAAAGTATCTTTCCTGTGAGTATCTAGCACTCGTGTATAATTTTTCTTCATTTACAACTCTGATAAATTTTACTATCTCATTCAAGTCAAAGTATCGTAAAAGTGTTTTGTAGCTCTCACAGTGTTTCGCCGAATTTAACACATCACTGTACGACTCGAATAAAAAATGCGGCAGTTC